AGAGTTCCACCTACTGTGTAAGCAGGAAATGTTCCATTGTCCTGGAGAAATCCAAATAAAAGGAATTTACCTGTAGCATCTGCTGATAAATCCTCTGCTGCCATAGCTACTGCAGGCATCGTTCCTGCTGCTGTTGCAACGGCTTTGTGCATCTTGGAATCAGATGCTTTAAAGTAAGTTACCTCACCTCGTACCAAGGCTTCTCCTGCAGTAAATGTAGCAGTAATACCTGATACTGTTTCGTCAGCAGGTGATGAGTCAAAGTGTGCATCCAAAGTAAAATCGACTGCATTCTCAAAGACTGTTCCACCTGCAATTCTTAATTGATCTGTTCCATCCTCGTCATACTCAAGACTTACATCCTGACCATCACCAAGATAAATCTTTTGGTCATCCCCAATATATAGATGTCCCCATTCCAAAGATGTAGTACCTAAAGTAGCACCACTAGCAGCATCTGGAACAACTGCCGTTTCAGCAGTAATAGTTGCTGTTCTTATATTGGAAGTTCCATTATCGATAGCACCGAATCCTGATGTAATAGATCCTGAATCCAATGCACCTGTAGTTACTATGTTTGCACTACCTGCTGCAGGAGCTGCAGAAATGTCTGATAAAACCTCAGACGCACTTCTACCTTCTATGGTAGTTCCATCAACTCTAAGGAAGTCATCGTCAACTACACCTGCTGCAAATTGAGCCACATCGTGTTGGCTGATACCTTTAGCTATTTGCAGTTTGTTACTGGCGATTTCTAGTCCAGGATTAGTACCTAAATCTACTGCAACTGTTGCTGTACCTGAGCTGTAACTTACTGCAGCTCCATCACCCCCTGCGACAATAACAGCACCTTTTGAAGATGCCGTACTATCGTCTACAGAAATCACAGAACTAGAAGCTGTTAACCCAGTACCTGCAAATAAAGTGGCCAAGTCAGCGACTGCTTCTTTTCTTGAAGCATTGGAATCATTAGCATCAATAATTGCAATGAAGTCACCATCAGCAACTGCTGCTGCTGTCAGCTCATTAAGATCGAGTGTTACAGTTACAGAACCACTAGCTCCACCACCTGACAATCCATCTCCAGCTGTTACGCCTTCAATGTCTCCACCACCTGGTCTAGCACTTCCTGGTAATAGTATCCCTGCCATTAGTTCATACCTGGCACTTTATTCCAGAACTCAAAATCAATTGTTGCAGCGTTAGAATCGTTCTGCCTTATGACCTGAAATCCTGTAACTTCATCTCTTGATCTTAAAACTATTATGTCTCCTGCTGCCCAAGTCCTACCTTTAGTATTTGTAGGAGCAGTTCCATCACGAGTTTCAGTAACACTGTTAGTTCTGACATAACCCTCAGCGTAGTTAGCTTGGTCAGGTACTGTCAGCGATGTTGCTGAGTCTGTTACTGCGTGAGTAACTAGAGAATTGGGTATAGGAGAAAAATTATTTTTCGCCATTATTAGTTCTCCTGTTATTGCTTGCTCTGTTTGATTCGGCAAGTAATCTGATAGCTTCTGCTAACTGATTCTCCTTTGCCTTTTCCTCTTGCTTCTCTAGTTCCTGTCTTTCTCCATCTATGGTTGCCCACTCTCTTCTGTGTCGCTTTTCCATGTGAATTCTCAAATCGTGAGAAGCTACGATGTTTGACTTTCTGCAATAGGGAAGACCCCATGTGTCATATAAGCCTCTGTTGGGATCATCTTTGTGCAACATACACTTGATTTTCCCTTTAGCAGGTTCGATACCTTCAGGCTTTCTTGTAGTAAATGCATACGAGCCGTCTTCAAACTTTTTCTGTAACTGTTGCTCTAGCATATTTCTGTTAACAGTAGACCTGTCACCAGTTCTAGTGCTGTAGACATATACCCATCCTGCACTTTGAAGTTCTGTTGCTGTCATTGCCATTCCATTAGAATTTCCAACCACAGCACCTTGCTTCATGTTTCCAGGTTCTTCAGCTTGTTCTGCGTCACGCATCATCTCTTGTACTGATTCGACATTCTCTGCCATTAGGTTCGCTCCTTTTTAAACTTAGGGCCGAATACACTAGCCCCTCGTTTCCATTTGTTTCTCTCTTCTATGTTGTCCCAAAATATCTTTTTGAGATCCTTTGGTTTTCTCTCTGTCTTGGGTGGTGGCTTAAGGTTCATGTCCTGAGCCATTCTTAAAGCCTCGTCTACTGTATATAGTGCTTCGCCCCCACCTTTGCCATTTGGAACTCCACAGATCAATTGAAATTCCTCACCGAACAATCTGGCATCACCCATGTCTCTTTCAAATTTCATCTTCCTGTCATTACGAATAACAGTAATAGTTTGATATCTTCTAGAACCTGAGTAGTCATGAGCGTTCCTATTAAACTCGGCTAGGTAATAGCAACGCTCATTTCCCATGATTTCGGCTTGAGTTAATTCAATCCTGGAAACCATCTAAACTCCTAAATGGTGAAGTCTCTTGCAGCACTTACATAGAAGTAGTCGACATCCATGGTTAATGCTGTAGTTGTTTTAGCTTCAACAATCAATTGGCAGGCTAGGTCTACAGTTGTAGATACAGCTCCTGTCTTTGTTTGTTTAAGTTCGCCATCTATGAACCATCGGCAAGTTCCATTCTCTGCAATTTCCAATCGCAAAATTTGAAATTCACCTGCTACGGCTGCGTCATCCAGGTCAACACTTGTAGATGTTGTTTCACCTGTAGTTGTTCCACCTGCATAGATGCCATGCCAGTCAGCAGAGTCAGTCAATTCTGAGCAGAATAAAAACCCTGCTCCATCTGATGCTGTTAATGTGATAGTTGTGCCGTTTCCATGGAACACATCGTCTTCCAAAGATACTGTGTCAGTATTCACATCACTGAAACCAAAGAACACTTCTCTGTTAGCTATCGCAGGTAGCCTTACTCTTGCTTCAGCTACTATTGTTCCCATGTTTCCTACATCAAACATTGCTGATGTTGTTACGCCTGCAGCGTGTTTGTCTTCGTTAGTAGTAGTGAATTGAGCAACTCCATTCACTGCATCAGAATCCAATGCAACAATTCCTGAGTCTGTTTCTGCTAATCCATCACCGATAACTCTGAGTGAACCGATGTTTCCGAAAGCGTTAGTTAACGCTATAGGAACTTCAGCTCCTACAAAGTCTTCAAATATTTCAATCTTTCCTATAGGCCCTTGTACTGTAGCCATTTATTTCTCCTCGAGCTTTAGCTCTAATCTTCTTATTCGCTTCCTGTAGGGAGCGATTACTTCATTTATGTGTTCTGTTTTACGAGGGATACAAGCCAGGTTCTCTAGCCTGTTATCCCTCATATTGCCGTTCAGGTTATGAACGACCCACCCCTTTGGAATTGGCCCATGTTTCTCTGACCAAATCCTTCTTCTTTCATTCATTAGCTAGTTGGTGCTGTTGCGTCTGCAATAACCTCATATAGCCAGTTACCACTGCTTCTTTCACCATAGGCAAATTCATCGTAGTGATACATTGCTGTAGCTCCACCACCAAGTTCAGGTAATCGCTTAGTCTCGATATAAGGTGATCTACCCTCTACCAGAACCAAAGCCATCATTGAGAAAACTCCACCTTTAGCATCGTCAGAAGAGTCGATAGTTAGGTTTCCATCTTCATAAAGTCTTGCACCTGCGATTGTGCCTCTGTATCTGTTTTGGTAAGCCTCGACAGATACACCTGCTGTTAGAGGTGCGCCACCTGTTTGGTCAATTGCAGCAGCGATTAATTCATCATCGATGTCTTTCAACTGAAAGCCATGGAAGACTGCATTTATCGGTGATCCTGCAGGAGCTGGTTCTGTTGTGTTAGAAGTAATCCTGTAAGCTGCAGCAGCAATTTCACCTGAGTCCAAAGCGTTTCCTGCAGCACCAAGAGCTGTAGTAGCTCCATCTATTGCTGTAAGTCCGTCCTGGTCTTTCTTTCTTTCAATAGCGTTCTGTGCCAATGACCCTGTTTGGGCATAAGCATTACTGCTAATTCGTAGTGCAACCCTGTCGGTGATAACTGTATGTACACCTATAACAGTTGGAGTAATACTAAAAAGTGTGTCTTCCATTTGTTGTGGGTTGTCTAATTCTGTGTTTTCAGAAACTGCCTGAGCTGAGAGTTTAGCCATGCTAACCTCATTCCAAACAGTACCTGTGTTTTCGTCTAACCTTTGTCGGTCAACAAGGTTAGGCATTACGCCAGCAAATTCCCTGACAATTCTTGCAGATGCAATCATAGTAGGAATCGAATCAGCTAACGAATCAGTAACTGTATTTCCTGATGCCATTTTTTTCTCCTATTAAAATCGGATGCCGAGCTTTTGCATTTCCTCGGCAGCTTTTGCTATTTCATCTCTAGTAACTGAAGTTTCAGAATTTCCAAGTCTGGTAAGTAAAGATTGGCCATTGGGAGATACTGGCATACCTGCACCTGAATCCAGGTCATTAATACCAAGTTCCTCGTTCTGCTTTCGCCTCTCTTCCTCTGCTGTTCTTCGAGTTGCCTCAACTTCAGTTTCACGCTTACTTCTCTCCAATCGTCTAGCGACTTTCAAGAATTCTGCGTATGCTGCATATAGTCCAGAGGTATCATTATTTTGATAGGCTGGTGTCCACAAAGCCCTGAAGTCTGCGAGTTCTTCGGATTGTTCAAGGTTGAGT